TCAACTGCGGACAGGCCTGCCGGGATACCGAGGACCGTGACCTTGGGCTTGGGGTTCTGCTGACCGAGCTCGACCAGCTTGTTGGTGATCTCCTTGACTCGGCCAGCAGTCAGCCCGGACTGGGTCGCCAACGCCTCGGCAGCCTTCTTGGGCATCCCCATCGCCACCGCCTGGTCGATGAACGCCTGGCGAGCCGTGCTGATGTCCCCGGTGACCGTCTTGGTAGCGGTTCCCAGTTTGCCGTTCTGCTCGGCCAGCCCAAGGTTCGACTCAGCCGCCTTGAGCGCGGCCGTGGCGATCCCATCGAGCGCGGCCTGGTTGTTCCGGCCCTTCTCGGTACCGATGTCAAGGGTCCTGCCGTTCGCCTTGAGCGCAGCGGTTGCCGCGTCGATCGCAGCCTCGTAGGAACGCGAGTCACCGCGGGCCGTCTCCATCGCGGAACCGAAGCCGGTGATCGAGGCCGTCAGCGCGTCGTGAACCTTCTTGGCTGCGTCCGCAGCCTTTGCCAGATCCTGCTCAGCCGCAGCCTGATCTTGGGTTGGCGCCTTGGCCGCCACTGCGGCGGCAGTGGCAGCCTTCTGCGCGCCGGTCAAACCCGTGGTCGGGTCGATCGCAGCAGCGTTAGCCTCCGCCTCCAGCTTCGTCTTCTCAACCGCGGCGTCTAGTTCGGTGTTTCCGCCACTGATGGCGTTGCTGAGCAGGTGATGCGTCTCAGCGGCCTGCAACATCCCCTTCCTGTTGTCGGGTAGGGACGCGGTGTAGGCGTCCACGGCGGCGGTGACCCGCGTCGCCGCGTCGGTGTTCCCCAGGTAGGCGTTGGTGACGTCACCGACGGAGATGCCGAGGCGTTTCGCCTCTCCCAGCGCGCCGGAGTCGGACAGGCTCTTGTTCACGACGGCTGTGGTGTTCTCAGTCAGCGCCCCCGTCTGCTGGTCCAGGGAGGTGGCGAGCTCGTCAACCCGGGCTTTTGACTCCTGCGCCTGCTTGGCGAAGTACCCCAGCGCGACTGTGGCGATTATCAGCGGGCCGCCGAGCATCTTGCCCGCTGTCGCGGCCTTGCCCAGCCCACTGGACATCAGCTCCCCAGTGCGGCCCATATCAGCCAGCGCGACCTTCGTGGCCGCGATCCGCGGTGCCAAAACAAGCAACCCGCCGCCGACGAGCAGTGTCGCAGCAGCGACAGCGCCCAGAGCCGTCGCAGTCGTCTGCACCGGGGCAGGCATCGACCCGTACAGGTCGACCGCGCCCTGCAGCTGCTGGGTCATCGTTCGGAGCATCCCGTTCGCACCGGACCCAGACACGATCAGCACCGAGGACAGTGACCCACCAAGACGCTCGACGTCACCCTTGAGGTTGTCGGTCAGCATCGCAGCCTGCTCGGCTGCGAACCCGGCGTCGTTGACCTTGCCGGTCCAGTCGGTGACCGCGGCGGCCCCACCCTGGTAGAGCACCTGTGCAGCGGTCAGCTGCTCGTTGCCGAAGATCGTCCCCAACGCGGTGTTTCTGGTCGCCTCATCCAGCGGTCCCAGCTTGTCTTTCAGCGCCTGCGCCAACGGGGCGGCTTTCAGGAAGTGCCCGTTGGCGTCGTACAGGTTCAGGCCAAGGTCGCCCATCGCCTTGGCAGCGAACTTCGATGGGGCTTCCATCGCCATGATGACCCCGCGCAAGGACGTGCCAGCCTGCTCGCCGACGATCCCAGCCTGGGCGAACTCAGCCAGAACCCCTGTGGTCTCCTCGATGGACCACCCGGCGCCTTTGGCGACCACGCCAGCGTATTTCAGCGCCCCGGACAGCTCCTCGACCGAGCCCATGGCCTTGCCAGCACCAGCGGCGAGCAGGTCCGCGATGTGCGGGATGTCCTTGCCCTGCAGCCCGAACTGCACCATCGAGGTGGCCGCGATCTCCGCTGCCCGCCCGACCTCAAGTTGACCGGCAGCAGCGAGACTCAGCGCACCAGTCAGCCCACCGCCGAGAATGTCCTTGGTGGACACCCCAGCCTTGCCCATCGCGGTGATCGCGTCTGCAGCCTCAGTCGCCGAATACTGCGTCTTGGCGCCGGCGTCGATCGCTGCGGCCCGCAGATCGCCAAGCGCCTTGCCGGAGGCCATCGTCCCGGACTGCACCTGCGACATGGATGCGTCGAAGTCGGCGAAGGACTTCACGGCCAGACCGACACCGGCCGCCATGACACCGCCGGCGACCATCATCCCCGTACCGGTCTTCTCCCACGCAGCGCCGTTCTTCTTGGCGGAGTCCTCTATCTCCCGCATCCCCTTGAGGGCCGGCGCGGTGTCAGCCTTGACGGTGATGGTTGGGTCAGACTTCGCCAGGGCCTTCTGGGTCTTGTCGACGGCGTCGGACTTCTTCTCAAAGTCCTGGACGTTCGCCGTGAAGAGGGTCTCGAGCTCGGCCACGCGAAGGCTCACAGGATCACCCCTTCACGGCGTTGGCGAGGCGGGAGTCGACGGACAGCAGGCCGAGGATCATCGAGCGGACCCCAGGCCAGGGGCGGGCCAGAACTGCAGGGTCATACAGGTCCACCCCGTACCGCTCCGCGAGGTCAGCGGTCACCAGGCCCCAGTGGGGGGTGATGTCCGCCCACCAGATCGGGCGACCCTTGGTCTCAGCCTTGGGTTTCAGGCCGGACGGGATGCGGTAGTCGGGGTAGAGGCCGTCTTGGTCCGGTTCGCCGACGCCGTAGATGGCCCACTCTTCGAGCGTCTCCGGGCTTTTGGGGTCTCTTCGGCCTGCTCCCCGATGTAGGGGGACCACATGGCTACTGCGAGCCAGTCAGCCTGAGCTTTGCCCCGGGCCCAGTAGTGGAGTGCGTAGTAGCCGACCCGGTCGATGGTGATCTGTGTTACCCCGTCGGCAACCATGCGGTTGTAGATGTCCCGGCCCAACGTGATGACGGCGAGCGGGTCGTCCTGTGCTTCAGTGAGCGCGACGAGCTCGGGGTCGGGGTCGTCCTTGACCAGGCCGAGGCGGTGCTCAGACACGACCGCCAGTGCGACGATGATCTTCGCCTTGGCCACGCTCGGGGGTGGGCAGGAGTACTGCACACCCCCGAGGGTGACGTCGAGGTCAGGTTCCACCCAGGCGGTGAAGTCCACAGATGGAGCCATGTCGGGTCAGGCGCCCCTGGTGTAGGCGAGGGCGTTGCTGGTGCCGGTCGGGTTGATGACCGTGACCGGTGCGGAACCGGCGACACCGGCAGGCATGACCGCCACGATCGTGGACCCGGACACGATGGAGAACACGGTCGCGGAGACAGCAAGGAACTTGACCGAGGTTGCGGTCAGGAACCCCGAGCCGGTGATGGTCACGAGCGCGCCAACAGCAGCACCGGATGGAGTCGCATCGGTGACGACAGGTGCGGTCGCACCCCACCCGGTGAACGGGTTGGTGATCTGGGTGCGCTTGCCCTTGCCAGTCAGGGTGATCTTCCAGGAGCCCACGTCCGCGTTGGCGGTGGCCCCGCGGTCGATGGTGACTGTGGCGAAACCGGAGTAGGCGTCGTTCGGGTTCGGGGTGCCCGCATACGGCTTGTCGTACCAACGGACCTGCGCGACAGACAGGTCGCCGACCGCGTTGGGCTCGGTGTACGCCTTGAGCTTCTCGAACTCGGGCGGGTACAGCCCTGAGGACAGGCGGTTGACCAGGACGGAGAACCCCAACGCCCAGGACTCGCTGATCTTGCCGTCGTTCGGGGCGCCGAAGTCGTCATAGGACGACATGTCCTTGGTGATGGGCACCGCTGTCGGTGCGATGTCGGACGGGCGGCGGATCGTCTGCCAGTTCGGTGCGCCTTCGGTGCCGAGGTTGATGTCAACCCCGTACTCGTAGGAGAAGCCGACTGCGGTGCCGGCGGGGAAGGTGGGTGCAGTGGGCATTTCAAGCCTCCGGGTTGTCGATGATGATGCGGTAGTTATCCGTCCGCTCTTGGCGGGCATTGGTGTCGGCGCCCAAGGGGGCGGTCGACGTCCGGGTGATGCGTGCAAACCCGGAAGTGTGATAGATCCCGTGCAGGGCGGCGAACACTGCGTCGGCGACCACGTCGGCGCCGTTGGGCAGGTTTTTGGCGCCGCGGCAGCGGACCTGGACGTACCTGTCTTTGCGGTCGGTCTCGATGTCGTCGGTCTGCGTGTAGCAGGTGACGCCGATCGCACGGTCTGGCGCTGCGCCGATGGGGCCGTAGAAGATGCCGATCTCGGCTGTCGTGTAGGCGGGGCCAGCGGGTTGCCACTTGCCAACATTCGCGGCGGCGAGGATCTCGTTGACGGCGGTGACCACTGCGGTGGTGTCCATCAGGCACTCACCCACTTACCGTCTCGGATGAAGCCGTGGTCGCCGCACTGGCACAGGACGCTCGGCGAGATGGTCAGTGGCTCCCATGACTCGACAGTCCACTTGGGCGTCTTGGGCGAGACTCGCTGAGCGACCGGGCCATCGAACGTCACGCAGCCCTCGCACGGCTCACCGGCCGGGTTCAGGTGGGTGATGCTCGCACAGAAGCGCTCGACGTCCGGCACGTCGTCGTACTGCGGGTTCAGGTCACAGTCGGGCGCCCATCCGATGTAGCGCAGCTCGTGATTCGAGCCGAGGTCAATGTCTGGAGTTCTGCGCTCCCGCGACCAAGGGCTCATCAGCCCATCACGTCCTTCGCAGCCTTGGCCATGAGCGTGGCGAAGGTCGACGCCTCACTGATCGAGGGGCCTTCGAGGTACTTGGCTTGCCTGCCCTCATCGTGCTTCCAGGTCAGCTCCTCATGCTGCCGGCAGGCATAGACGGAATCGAATGTCACGTTGGCCTGCAGGGTCGCCTCATCCACGGACGCATCACCGGAGCGCTCGAGAGTGCCCTCCTCGTGGGGAACCAAAGTCCGCGACACCTGCAACAGGTGCTCCGATGCCAGGATGTGTCCGGCGTTGGCGGCCTTGCGCGCCAGCTCCAACATCGACACGTGGGTCGTGAGCTTGCCCATCAGGTCAGTCCTCGCTCTGGTGGCTGAACGCCGAGCCCTGCGGCCCGTCCGGGAGCAGGAAGTGGACGTCTCCGTGGCAGCGTTCGTTACAGGCTGGGACGTGGTGCCTGCGTTCGCGGTTCAGCAGGATCCTGCGGGTGATCTCACTCGTGAGCCCCTCACTCAGGCCCATCAGGTGCACGCGGCTTCAACATGGTCGGGGAGGTCGAGGGCGCCGGAGTCGCGGGCACCGATCGTGATGACGGTGGCCACTCTGCCGCTCGGGAGGGTGACGAGGGATCCTTCGAGCAGGATGGTGGCGAGGGCAGGGCGTCCGTAGATGGTGGTCTCGGAGATGACCTCGGCATCACCGGTGCGGACGAGCTTGCGTTTGTCATCGACGAACACGCCCGTATCGGTGGCCGGGTCGAGGATGACCGGGGCGGCGTAGGTGTCGCCCATGCCGCCAGTGCCGGTCAGGGTCTGCACGCTGATCGTGTGGACGTAGAAGTCTTCGAGGTCGTCAGCCATCAGAACTCCCACGGCGAGCCGGTCAGCCCTGCGTCGGCCAGGATCAGCAGGGCCTCCTGCGACAGGGACGTGGTGGCGTCGGCGAGGGCTGACACAGCCGAGTTGGCGAGGGCTTGCGCATTTGCGTAGCTGACCGACGCAGACCCGATGGACTTCGAGGTGACGACCTTCGCCCCGGCTGCGCCCTTCGCAGGGTCAATGGCCAACGCGATCCACGTGCTCACCTGTGAGCAGGTCGCGTCACGCAGCGCCTCAACCAGGGCGGCGTCGGTTGGTAGCGAGGTGGCCACGTCGACGTCATACACGGCGGTCATCGTGGCCCA